GTGCGTGCGTGCGTGTGCACGCACGCACGCACGCACGCACGCACGCACGCACACACGCACGCACGCACGCACGCACGCACGCACGCACGCACACACAACCACTCACGCATCACGCATCACGCATCACGCATCACGCATCACGCAAAACTTTGTACCATCAATGTCCTCACGCATCACGCGGACGAAAAGTCCTCCGCAGGACAAAAAGTCCTGTGATGGGAACAAAAGTCCAAGCCCGCCCGTCTCAACACCTCGTTCTGACACGCCAAGTTCAGTTACCATAAGGTACAACTCCTCGGTTTGTACAACATCTTCGGCCGTCGCTATGTACGATGCCGAAGAATGATACGATGACGACACGACGATGAAGAGAGCCCGAAGAGTGCCTGTGCCCGCGGCCGAGCGTGAGCTCCTCGCGGCGCTCTCCGGCCGCGACCTGCACGCGCGCCTCCGCGCACTGTCCGACGCGGGCTGGTCGCTCTCGAGCCTGGCCGAGGCGCTCGACCCGCCCCGCCCCCGCACAACCATCCGCTCCTGGATCACCTCTCTTCCTCCTCTTCCGCCGACGCCTCAGCCTCAGCCTCAGCCTCAACCTTCGGCGCCGCTGAAAGCCGGGCCCTCGCCCGCCTCCGCTCCCGTCCCCTCTCCGCACGCGGCGCCTCCGGCCGAGCGCTCAGCCGTCCGGCGCTTCTCGTCTCCGCGGCGCTCACGCCGGGGGATCGCGCTCAAGCACGCCCAGAAGATCGCCGAGCTCGCACCCGTCGCCCGGCGGCACCGTCCGCGCACGAGCCCGACGAACCCGGCCCGCGTCGCGAACGAGTCGCTGACGCGCCTCACGCGCGAGCTGTACTCGCGCGGCGCGTCGATCCCGGAGCTCGCCGAGGCGGCCGGTGTCACCTACCGCGCGATGCGCAGGCGGGTCCGCGGGTGAGGGTCCTCTACGACCTCTTCCCGGCGCGGGTCCGCGTCATCGCGCCCGAGCAGCGCGAGGCCGCGCTCGCCGCGAGCGAGCTCAACACGTTCACGGCAGCCTTCGGGCGGGCCGTCGACAAGACACGCGTCATCGTCACAGAGAAGACGGTCATGGTCGCCGCCGACGCCGACAACGGCCCGGTCCTCATCTTTCGTGAGAAGTACGACCCGGCGTCGCTCGTCTGGAGCCGCAAGGCCGGAAGCGTCAACCGCCTCGTGACGCTGACCGGAAAGCTGCTGGTCGTCTCCGCGAACACGAGCTGCGGCTGCGGCAGCCGCCTCCGGAGCTGGAACCCGTACCGGACCGTCTACTCGAGCGGAGACCCGGTTGAGTAGCCTCGACGTCGCGGTCCTCTGCCTCGGTGCGTTTCGACTCACGCGGCTCGTCACGACCGACGACCTGCTCTCTCCGCTGCGCGAGCGCCTGTGGCGGCGCTACCCGCCGAGCACGCGCCTGGGCTACCTCGTCACCTGTGACTGGTGCACGAGCGTCTGGGTGTCGACGGTGCTCGTCATAGCGTATAGTATAGCACCGACGACCACAACGTACGCCTGCGCGCCGTTCGCGCTGTCGGCCGCGGTGGGCATACTGGCCGCGCTCACCCGCGAGTAGGGTTAGCTTCGTTAGGCAGACAACAAGGAGCAACAAATGTTTCACCAAGAGATGATGATGCAACAGCAGCCGATGGGAAGCCTGTCGTCTCCTCGAGTCGCCGAGGCGCTCGCGGTCGTCCTCAGTAACACGGTCGTCCTCGGGTTCAAGGCGCAGGGCCACCACTGGAACGTGGTCGGCAACGACTTCACCGAGTACCACCAGTTCTTCGGCATGATCTACGAGGACCTGTTCGACGCGGTCGACGGCATCGCCGAGAACATCCGCAAGTGCGAGGCCATCGCGCCGCACACGCTGTATCAGTTCTCTCAGCTAACGACGGTCGACGACGTCGAGTGCGGCTGCAGCCCACAGCTGATGTGCCAGGACCTGCTCGCCGGCAATGCGGCGACGCTCGCATCGATCTCGGAGGCGTTCGCCGTCGCGACGCAGGAGAACCGGCAGGGCATCGCGAACGACCTGGCCTCACGCGCCGGCATGCACGAGAAATGGGACTGGCAGCTCAAGTCGCACCTGTCCAACGCCTGAGCGAGCTAGGGAGGGCCTAGGTGGCGATCTTTCGACGTGAGCGACCGGCGCAGCCGCGCTCGAGCGCGCTCGCGACGCTCACCGGAGCGTCGTCAGCCGTAGCCGCTCCGTACCTCGCGCCGCGCGCGATGGTCGCGGCCGCGGCGCAGCTTCGTATCAACGACCGCGGAGAGGCCGAGCAGTTTCGCCAGCGCCGCAACGCGATGTCCTCGGCGTGGCAGGCCGAGGCGTGGGAATACTATGACGCGATCGGCGAGATCAAGTACGCGTTTAACCTCGTCGCGTCTGTGATCTCGCGCATCCGCCTGTACGTGGCCGTGATCGACAACCCGGCGCAGGCACCGGCGCCAGCACGCGGCTCGAGCGCGATCGACAAGCGGCTCGCGGCCGCGGCCGAGCGCGCGCTCGCGCGGCTTGACTCCGCCTACGGCGGACAGGCCGGCATGTTGCGCGACGCCGCGCTTAACCTCTCTGTTGCCGGCGAGTGCTACCTCGTGCAGCTTCCGGCAAAGCAGGGAACAGGCGTCCCTGAGTCATGGGACATCCGCTCGATCGACGAGGTCTCAATCGACAACCGCGGCAAGTACATCCTCGTTCCTCGCCGCGAGATGACAGGAAACGACGCGGTGCGTCGCGGCGCGATCCCACTCGCGAACAATGCGTTCGTCGGCCGCATCTGGCGTGCACACCCGCGGTTCACAGACGAGGCCGACTCGTCGCTGCGCGGCCTGCTCGACCTGTGCGCCGAGCTGCTGTTGCTCAACCGCACGTTCCGCGCGACCGCTCGCTCACGCCTCAACGCCGGTGCGCTGTACCTGCCTGACGGGCTCTCTGTCGCCGCGGCGCCTGACCCGAACTACCCGACGAACGACAGCGAGTACGAGCTCGAGAACGGCTACACGCCTGAGGAGGCGCAGGACGAGTTCGAGGACCAGCTCATCGACGCGATGACGACGCCGATCCGCGACGAGGACTCGGCGAGCGCCGTCGTGCCGCTGATCATCCGCGGCCCGGCCGAGCTCGGCGACCGCATCAAGCAGTTCAAGTTTGAGCGCAGCTTTGACCCATCACTTGCGCAGCGCGCCGACCGCGTCCTCGAGCGTATCCTGCAGGGCCTCGACGTCCCGAAGGACATCGTGACAGGCCTGGCCAACGTCAAGTACAGCAACGCGCTGCAGATCGACGAGTCGCTGTACAAGGCGCACATCGAGCCGATGATGCTCTTGATCGCCGACGCGCTGACCGTCGTGTACCTCCGCCCGTACCTCATCGCAAACGGCTTTGACCCACTCGAGGTCGACCGCGTGTGCATCTGGTACGACCCGTCGCTCGTCGCGACGCGCAATGACCGCGCGGCCGACGCGGACTCAGGCTTTGACCGCATGGCGATCTCATACGAGGCGTGGCGCCGCGCTCACGGCTTCGCCGAGGCCGACGCACCGACCGCGAAGGAGATCGCACTGCGCATGGTCATGGAGAAAGGCGCGATCTCACCCGAACTGACCGAGGGCATGATCGGCGCCGTCGCGCCGGACGTGATGGAGTCGATCCGGCAGGCCAGCCAGGCGCACAGCGTCGCGCCGGTGCCTCCAGAGTTGCAGCAGCTTCTGCAAGGCGGCCAGCCAGCCGCGGCTCCGGCCGAAGGCGAGGTCCCGCTGCCAGAGAACCCGTCGGCTCCGGCGACGACGCCTCCAGCCGGCGCTGAGCCGGTGTCGCCCGTCCTTGCTCAGCCACTCGAGCAAGAGCCGCAAGAACAGCAGTAGCCGTGCTCGCGGCTCGCCGGCACATCAGCCTCGTCGGGCTTCTCGCTGACGCCGACTGGCGGTCGATCAAGGCTAGGCTGCAGCGCCGCGACCGCCGCGGCCGCTTCGCCGAGATGGGCGGCGGGTTCATGTTTGACTTCGCGCTTCCTTTCGGTAGGTTTATCCGTGTCACTGGCAAGGTCGTTGGACAGTCTGGGACGGACGATGTTGACGTAGAGATCCGCGGGTACGAGGGAATCCAAGACGGTATCTACTCGGTTCCGTCAAAGAGCGGCGAGGTTGTCAAGGCAGTCATCAACCTTGACCGCGGTGGCGGCGACTCAGCGCCGTCTCCCGCCGCCAAGCCGCAGGCGCCTGACACTCCCCAGCTCCACCCCCAGCTCACTCCCACTGATGACATTGAAGAAGCCAAGGCCACAGGCCGCCCGCTTCGCCAGCTTCAGCGCGGCACGTTCCCCGAGCCGGTGCAGGCCGC